CTAGTTGCAGTCCAGTTAAGTTCTCATCGACACCAATGTGTCCCTTGAGAAAAGTATTAAACGCGATGCTCACGCGGGTTTCATTCCCGACCTTCGTCTCGACCATGTGTTCCAGATGCGACGGGAACAGGATCAGATCCCCTGCGCCCACCTCGAACCACCAGCTCTCCGAGTTCCAGTGATTCCATGTGGCCGGCTGTACCTTGATCCGCTCGTAGCCACTCTTGTAGAAAAAGATCTTGTCTACCGAGCGATCAGCCTGCGGATAGAACACGCCAGAGATGAAGCTGTTTGGATGCGAATGTCTGTGATGCCACTGTCCAGGCTCAGTATAGTTTGCCCATGACTGCGTGACGTACAGTGCTACATCACCCTTGGGGTCATGTACCGTCTTGAAGTAGTCCACCATCGCGTCTTCAATGAACTCACGGATATCCGTCAGTTCTTTGTGTTGCAAGATTGTCCGGTCAGAGCTAGTGGTATTACCTTGGTTAGCATACTTGTCTTGGCCGAGGATGAATTTCAGTTCTTTCTCGGTCAGATCACGCCCCAAGCGGGCAAAGCCTATAGGCAACGGGAAAAGGTTGTGGACGTTCATCCAGAAATTGCCTTTTCATATAGTTCAGCATCATCTTGCATTTTTTTTACTTGCTCTGGTAGCCAGATAGTTTCTATGCTGTCTTCAAATGCACGAATTTTTTCCATTGTTGCAAGTACTTCTTCCATCTTTGGACAAGGACGTGGATCATCCCAGCGTGTAAATACATTATTAGTAATTTCCCACTTTGCATCTGGCCGCAAAAGTTGCATGGCAATATTGATGCCGTATAACGTATAAATTTTATTTTCCATGTGCATTTTTATACAGAAATAATAACTATCCCAGATCCACCAGTTCCCGCTATACCAAATCCGGGACTAAATCCTCCACCACCACCTCCGCCGCCGGTATTGGCAGTTCCATTACTGGCGGTTGTGCTGCTATTAGTTGCGTTTCCTCCGCCACCTGTCCCACCTATTCCAGCGGTTCCACCCTGAGATCCGCCACCGCCGCCGCCTGCGTAAGTTTGTGATAATCCAGAAATAGTTGTTACAGATCCATTTCCTCCGTTGCCACCACGATTGTTGGTGCCATTTCTTCCTATTTCGCTAGCACCCCCACCACCACCAGCACCATAATTGGGGCCGCCTCCAGGACCGTTGCCACCGTTGTTTCCTTGGGACGGAGTTGTGGACGGCGTATTCCCGTTGCCGCCTACAGTAGAACCCCCAGCAGATGCGCCACCTCCGCCTGACCCTCCATCTTTACCAGTTTGTGTTCCTCCATTACCGCCAGCGCCGCCGCCGCCATTTGATGTAATTGTTGAAAAAACGGAGTTTGTTCCACTTGAGCCATCAGCTCCACCTGAACCACCAGCACCACCTCCACCAACAGTTACACTATAAGATTGTCCAGCGGTAACAGAAAATCCTGTCCCTGTTCTATAGCCGCCAGCACCACCGCCACCGCCACAACTACCACCACCACCACCACCAGCAACAACCAAATAATTTGCTTGAGTTGCGCCGGTTGGGGCTACCCAAGTACCAGATGATGTAAATGTTGAAATTAAAGTATTGCTTGTGTAGGAAACTAGAACAATTCCAGAACCCCCTGCGCCGCCTGCTGTATGTCCGCCACCCCCACCACCGCCGGTATTTACGCCCCCATTTTGACCGTTATTGCTGTAAGTTACTCCATTACCGCCACCACCAGTTCCGCCAACACCGCCAGCGGGTTGACTAAATGTTGATCCACCACCACCACCGCCACGAGTAACACTCACGCCATTTGATCCAACATATGCCAATCCATTACCGCCCTTACCGGGACCAGAATTAGTGCCATTGCCGCCGACTTCACTAGCGCCACCTCCACCACCAGCATTAATGTAAAGATCATTACCGTTTTGCCTATTACCTAAACCACCATTATTTCCTTGTCCAACCGTTCTTGTCCCACCTGGGTACGTGCCGGTCCCGCTTTGCGTTCCACCACCACCACCAGATCCCCCGTTGCCACCTCCATTGCCTTGGGCGCCACCTTGTCCACCGCCTAAAGCAGTAATCGTTGCAAAAACAGAGTTAGTTCCTACTCCATTTTGAGGACCGCCACTACCTACGGTAACTGTGTACGAATTTCCTCCAACAACAGGAAATGCGGTTGCGGCTACATAACCACCAGCACCACCTCCTCCGCCACCATAGCCAGATGAACCAGCACCACCTCCACCACCTCCAGCAACAACCACGTAATCTACAGCAGTTATATTTAATGGCGCCGTAAAGGTGCCAGAAGCAGTAAAAGTTTCTGTATTGTTATACAGCGCGCCTCCTATTTTCAGCGCTTGCATGATTTTGGAATAAGCAAATACCATTCTCTAGCTCCTATCAGGGCTTGTAGTTTTGTGCGTAGTTGCCGTACCAATTTGCACCATCTGCAATGAACGTCAAAATGTCCATGCTGTTGTTTGATGTGGTAATTGTGGGCGCAGTATTACCCACCCATTTCACGCTTGTGAACGTACTTGTAAATCCGCCATTCCCTGTCTTTAACAACAAAATAAAAGACCGGCCAGCCGTGTTGCCTGGCATCGTCCAAGTGCAATTTGCTGTCAATGTTGCAGTCACGATAGTTGCGTTTGCAATGTTTATCGTTACAGCGTTGCCGGTATTTCCAACTGCAATAACGCCTTCCGTATAAGCATTAATCTGTGAACTTACTAGCGTAGCGTTACTTACAGTAATGCCATTTGCAGAACCACTTACAATCGTTACATTACTTTGCGTCAGACCATTTGAAGTCCCGCCATTGATTGTTACATTTGAAAATGTAGACGCGTTAGAAGTAATGTTGTTAATGTTGCCACTAACAATGCTGATGTTACTAAACGTAGAAGCGTTAGATGTGATGTTGTTTGCATTTCCGCTAACAATGCTGACGTTGCTTAAAACAAGCGCATTGGCTGTACCGCCTGTGATTGTCACATTACCAAGCGAAGACGCGAACGTGACCACATCGTTAATGTTTGTGCCATCGTTGAACACAATCGTGCTGCGACCTGCCGGCAAAGTAAATGTCGTGCCTGTAGCGCCTGAGTTTGATCCGTTGGCTATTACAACCGAGTTGGACAAACCGTTAACAACCAAGTACTGCTTTTCTATAGCCGGCACAAACAAATGCTGAATGTTTGTAATGCTGCCGCCTAGATTAAGACGTAGATTTCTTGCAGTCTGACTGGCATTCGTGTCCGTAAGGGCAATAGCAACGTTTGAACTGGCAAACGTGACGTTGGCCGATCCGGTGATCGCCTCCTCTACCGCCGTGCCAAGGTTGACGTTAGTCGTCGCACCCCACGTACCCGCCTGATCGCCCGTGCCGATCAACTCGATCTTGAGCTGGGAATATGTACTAGGCATGATGTTTCCTTAAACTGTATTGATGACCGTCCAGGTTGCCGCGTTGCCCGTGACTATCGGCGTCCACGACCCGCCGCCAGTGTTAATTGCAGACCACGTAACATTACCGCCTGTTTCAATAGGCTCCCACAAGAATCTGCGGCGGGCAACATCTTCTGCCACAACCGATTCCAGAATCCTTGCGATGAAGCTTGCACTTGCACTATCAATGTCTGACGTAACCACAGTATCAGACACGCTTGTAGCAAAGTTGGCCTGCGCAGATACCGTGATAGAAGCAGCAGCATCCTCGCTGACAGCGAAGGCAATGCTGTTGAACACTTCCAGTATGTCTGTCGCATTTGCACTCTCTGCTACCGCACCCGATATACCAAACCTACCTACCGTTTGATCCTCTGCTACCGCCGTTTCTGCCGCCACACTCGTGAACGACACCTGCGACGCTACCGTCTCATTTCCTGCCGCCGACTCACTGACAGTACCAAACGTATTGCGCTGCGGCGTTACTGCATCACTTGCAACCACGCTCTCAGATACCCGAGAGTTTGCATTTATTAAACTGCTAACTACATCTGCCGCCTGCGCTGTTTCTGTTACTTGCGCACCAACCGATACCAGCGAACTAACCGCATCGTTGCCAGTTGCCGTCTCCGATATTGATCCTGCAAAAGACTGAACACTAGCAACAGTGTCGGCAGCAGCAGCAGACTCGGCAACAGCACCGGTGACATTAAGAGCAGCAAAGTAGAAATCAGTAACAACAGCAGACTCGGCGATGTTTGCAACGATCTTGGGTTGTATCTCTGCACTAACTGTATCAGCGCCTTTGACCAACCCACCATCACCAAGCCCCCAGCCATCTGACCCCCAAGCACCGTTACCCCAACCACCGTTCGATATCAGCCGGTCATATACTGAACAGCCCCAGCCAGCCTGCCCCCATGTGCCGCTACCAAAGCCGCCCTCTGCCACACATTACCCCGCAGCCTCAAGCTCGCTATCCATAAACCAACGGCTGTGCGCCTGACCATCTTCAGTCGTCCACTCCATCAGGCACCAGATATTGCCGTCATCGTCCATACGCATCTTCACGATTGGACCTTGCGGAATCACTGCCTTTAGCTTGACTACGTCGCCCTTCTTAAACATGACTGCCCCCTATCAAGATGCGTCTAGGTTGAACGAGTACGTCACGTTCAGAACGTCACCGCTTACAACAGTACGATCGCCGGGCGCTTGAAAGTCGGCTGCCGAGAACAGCAGGCCAGACGTGCCAGACGCTACGTTACACAGGAACGCACCAGAGATCGTGGCATTAGCCGTCATCGTGAACGTGGCCAACGAGGCCGAGTTGTTGATGTTTGACGGATCTGCCAGCGTGGCATTGCCAAACGTCACCTGCGGGCGTGTGCCGCTGTAGCTGGAGTTCTCATCCCAGCCTGCATGTGAAGCCAGCGTGTCGCCACCAGAGAACGTGGTAGATGCCGATGTGTTGTTGACTAGCCCGATATACCAAGCAGCCGTGTACGTCGATCCCTTGAAGTACTTGGTGTTCATGTCCTGCAAGCCGGTGTTCACCACCAGGTTGTGACCCATGTCTACCCACTTCTCTTTGCCGTCTTTGTCGTAGCAAGTCACGGTAAAGATACCGCCGCCGGATGCACCCTCCGCAAAGCCGGTCTTGCGCGCTACTCCGCCGCTGACAGTCTCGCTGGATTTGGATTTTTCAATCGTCATGATGACTCCTCAAGTAATACGTATTAACGCACTGGACGCTGTGTCTGGAGGCAACGTCACCGTAAATGTGCCATTCGCAGCCTGCGTCTTGTCACTGCCAAAATCCAACGTGGCTACCGACGCATTCGCCCTCGTGAAGTTGTAAATCAATGCACCCCTCGCCGTGAACTGTGCCGACGACCACACTACGTTCGCAAAGCTGACATACACAATCCCGTTACTGGTAGAGGATATCGATACGTTGGACAGCGACTCGCCGCCCGCAGTGTAGCCCGTACCAGTTATCTCGTTCGTCGTCGTGTACTCAGAAGTGTTCTCGTTCAAATCCACATAGCCGTCGTACAACGCCATCTTCAACGTGTCCGACGCAATATTCTGCCGCCCATTCAGTATGTCTACCTTGAACGATGTGGTCAAACCTTGGTAGATCGTCATGTTACTTTCACCCTAACCTGACCACTTCTGTACGCATCCTGACGCTCCATACCGTCGCCCAGACGCTTCAGTTCGCCCATCGCTTCGTTGTACTTGGCCTCGACGTTGGCAATCAGATCCTGCTCCCCCTTCATGAACAGGTATGCCTCACGCAGAGAACCATACAGCAGCGCTGGATCATAGTTGTCACCCAGCCATGTACGGCCATCTGCCGCTGTTGTGATCGACTCTGGGTAGTAGTAATAATGCAGCTCCAGCGTGTAGGCATCATCCGGCGTGGGGCCGAAGATGAAACTCAGCTCGTCCGTCGTGACATTGCTCGTTACCTGTGGACCAAAGATCGCGTAGTACTGCGGCAAGCCCGTATCTGCCGGCGTGGGATACGCAGCACGGATGTAGTTCACATCCTTGTTCAGCAGGTAGTGGTACTCCTCGTTTGCCGTACCGTAGTTCTCGATCACAGCCATGGAGTACACCGCCAAGAAGTCTGTCGGCGCAGTCAGATACTTGTTGCCAGTGAGCAGCGTACCAGTTGAGTTGCGGCGGATAGACGGCAGCTGAACCGCATTGTAGATGCGTGTTTCAGTCTGACGAACGAAGACAGGGATGTTATCTACGAACGTCTGCTCGTAGTTCTCCGTGTAATCCTGTATCGCCGCAACTAACTCGGTGTACGTCATGCCATCGGACCTCTGGCCATCACGCCCTTGGTGGCCGCCCCAGTGCCACGGATCTTGATGCCGGTAGTCTTTGTATCTTCACGGCCTGGGTCACCCGCAGACACACGCTGCACAGCCGTCTTCGGCCCCAACTTGTCCACCGCGATGTTGTTCGGGTCAGGCAACTTCTTGCCGTTACCCTTTACAGGCTTGGGCGTACCCATGTTCTTTATAGCCATGATGACCTCACTTGGTTTTCTGATTCTGAATACGCGCTTCGTTCCGCCCGTATTTTTTCAGATCAGATGTGGTAACGCCACCTTTTTTCATGCCTTTGTGCATACGCTTCTCATGCGCTTTTACCTCGGCCTTGGCTACCTGCTTCATCTTGTCCATCGTTCACTCCTAGTTGATAGTCACATTTGCTACCGTTGTCACCGCTACCAAGTTGTTCGGTGTCAGCCCATCATCGTTTGCTCTAGCACCACCTATCGGCGCCCAGCCCCACTGAATTATCCGGCTACCACCACCCGGGAAACCATCCTGCAACTCGCCCGTGCCAGAGTTGTACTGCGTCTGCAAACCCGTCATCCCTGACTGCCAGTACGACAGATCCGGTCTTGGCTCCCGCACAGCCTGCGGGTCGTTGACTGGATACATGCCGAGACTGAGCTGCGGCTGGTCAGGCTCCCAACATGTGGGACACACCTTGATCTTTACGTTCTTCGTCTTGATCGTCAGCGTCTTCAGCACCTTCAAAGGAAACCTGAACGCACACCGATCACACTCGGAAATACTGTTCTTACCACTCGCGTACTTACTTGGCATACATCACCTGTACGTGATCATGCGCGGCACCAGTCGATCCGGCGCCTTCTCCCGATCCTCGCCTGCCGCCATCTCCCATGCCTCGTCGTACTGCGCCTTCAAAAACTGTAACCGCTCCAGACCACCCGGCAACTTCATCGCCAGACGATATGCCAGACCACAGATCAGGCACTCCTGAAAACGGAATGGAATATCTTCCACATTCACACCATTGCCTGCGTCAAACATCCTGCGCAACCGCCAGTACACAAAGTAGTAGTACGGTGTCTGTGCCGTGCCTTGATCTGGGCTTGGCCATACGTTGATCTGCGGATTCTGCTGTGTAGCGCCGGGCGCATCACTTGTCTGCCCGCTGCGGCGATTCACCCAGACTTGAATCGGGCGGCCTTGCGTAAGCTTGTTCGGGATTGTTGCGTACGTGGAAACAGAGATTCGGTTGATGTTGATGTCTGACTGCGTACCAATCTGTCCAGGGTTGGTTCGAATAACCTGCTCCAGCAGATCCACGGTATCAACAGGCAGATCATAGGTTATCTGCCCTTGAACCAAAGATATCTGCCCCTGCTCAATAGTCCACAAGTTGATGCCACGGTTAGCCCACTCCGTCAGCAACAAGTTCAGACTACGCCGCGCCGTGCGGAAGTCATAACCCGTGCGCATCTCAAGCCCGCATCTCTCGAAGGCTTCTTCGAAGATGTCATTGACCGTTGGATTAAACGCGGTCGTAGAGGTGGTGTAGGCCATTACCTAAATCTCGCCGTCTTCTGAGCTATGCTCTTGGGTTGTTTCACGAACTGCTTTCCCGCCTTTTTTCCTGCCCGCTTTGCCTTCGTCGTCGCTGCGTACTCTGCCGGCGACAACGCTTTTATCGCCTTTTCCGGTAGGTACCTTTCGCCAGTCTTCGACGATGGCTTGCCACTCTTTGTGCGCCACTTCTGCTCGCCCCAATCCTTCAGGCTCTGCTGCGGTGCTTTCACTTCTTGCCCAACTTCTTCAACGTCTGCGCCAATCTCGCACGCTGGCCTAGCTTCCCAGGCTTCTTGGCGGCAGAGGCTAGCTTCTTAGGGGAAATTGGCTTGCCTTCTTTTGCGCCAAGTTGAGCGCGTAGTGCGCCCGGCTTCTTGATCGCGCTCTGGATCCACTTTTTTGTGGAGCCACCTTTCTTCATACCTTCAACGCCGCGACCCTTCAAGATGTCTGCTTGCGTTACCTTGCCGTCGCCGGTGAGATCTGGAAACTTGCTAGCCACGATAGCCTCCTCCTGCCGCTTTATACTTCTT